CAACGCGCTAGGGCGGCGGGTGGCATACTGGCTCTTCAAGTACCATCCGCACGATGTGAGCAGCCCAAGCAATTCGATGATGGGCATCACATCAAGCCGCATCCGCGCAAGCGAGATTGCTCACGTCTACTATTGCGACCGACCTGGCCAAGCTCGAGGCGTTCCGTGGCTGGCACCGGTGATGATGCTCTTGGAAGACCTCGAGGCATACGTTGACGCGGAAGTGCTCCGCAAGCGCGTCGAAGCGTGCATGGTGGGTATCTACAAGGGCGATCTTCAGCATTGGGCTCCGGCCTATGACGGTGAGACCGGAGACATTGAAAGCGTTCAACCGATTCGCGATGCTGATGGCGTCCCGATGGGCGATCTCCAGCCTGGGGAGATTTATCACATCGACCATGAAGCCGACCTGAGCATTCACCAGCCATCGGTTGTGACGGGTATCGAAGAGTTCTTACGAGTCACGCAACGGAGCATTGCTACCGGTCTTGGCATGACCTATGAGCTTTTGGCCGGCGACTTGTCCAAGGTCAACTTCTCAAGCATCCGCGCCGGAAACATTGAATGGCGCCGCTTGGCGCGCCAGCTCGCGCAGGGTCTCATTGTGCGCCAGGTATGCGAACCGGTTTGGCGCTGGTGGCTATCTATGGCCATTGCTTCCGGCGCTTTGCCCGAGGGCGTTGAATATCGGGTGGATTGGATTGCGCCTCACCATGAAGAGATTGACCGCGTAAAAGACCTTCAAGCCGATGTGCTTGGTTTGTCTAGCGGTCTCTACACGATGAGCGAGACCTTGAAGCGACGTGGGAAAGACTTTGACCAGCATGTTGAAGAATTGGCCAATGAACGCGAGCGACTTGGCGCCGATGGCGTGGCTTTGGATTGGCTACCAGAGGAAGAGCCACCGGCCGAAGACGCTGCGGTAACGGCCATCGAAGGCGTTGCATAGTGGCTGACTGTATCGAAAGCAGCATCGTGGAAGTTCCGGTGGTAGTGTCCACCGTGGGCAAGCCGGTGGTGTGCTCTTCGGTAGAGGTGGCCGGTGGTCCGGTTGCGGTTGGGACGGTTGGCGATACCACAAGCAAGGTCATTGTGGGCCGCTACGTGGTGAACTACACGCAACCCGGACCGGTTTATGCTGGGGCGGGATTGACCAAGACCGGCAGCACCATTGATATCAATGCGGCCAACGCTTCGATTATCGTCAATCCTGACGACATCGAGGTGGGGTATGGTGGCGCGCTTGATGTCCAGCCGCTTGGAGCGGTGGACGCTGGTGCGAGCGACCAGGCCGCGCGAATCGACCATCGCCACAACCATGGCGACCTAAGCGCGGAGCTCGCCACGCATCACACGGCAAGCCAAGTATCGGTATCTGGCACCTATCCCGAGATAGGAAGCCCTAGCGACGTTGAAGCCGCGTTGGCGCAGATTGACCTTGTGGCCGGCAGCATCGGCCAGACTGACACGGTGGCCGGTGCTAACGGAGTGCAAAACACCGGCAATGATGTCAATGCGGTCATTGAGCCGATTTATGGCACAACCGCGAACACGGTTACCGAAGGCAATGACCCAAGGCTAAGCGACGGGCGAGCGCCAATCGGGCCAGCCGGTGGCCAGCTTTCCGGAACGTATCCGAATCCCACGGTGGTTGATGGTGCTGATGGTTCGGCCATCCACGATGACATAGCGGGCGAGATTGCGGCTATTGCGTTGAAAGCCGTGCCAGGCGCTTCGGATGTTCTAGTCATCGAAGACGCTTCAGCGGCTAACGCAAAGAAGCGCATCACCATTGGCTCGCTTCCAGCTCCCGCGCCAGGGGGCCAGACGGATACCGTGACCGGTGCCAATGGCGTCCAAAACACCGGCGACAACATCAACGCCGTGCTCGAGCCGATTTATGGCACAACCGCGAACACGGTTACCGAAGGCAATGATGCCCGGTTGAGTGATGCGCGAGCTCCAATCGGGCCAGCCGGTGGCGAGCTCTCCGGAACGTATCCGAATCCCACGGTGGTCGATGGTGCCGATGGTTCGGCCATCCACGATGACATAGCGGGCGAGATTGCAGCTATCGCGACCAAGGCTACGCCCGTGGCGGCTGATCTTCTCATCATCGAAGACAGCGCAGCCGGCAACGCAAAGAAGAGCATTACGCTTGCTTCTTTGCCGTATCCGCCAGCGGGTGGCCAGACCGATACCGTGGCCGGCGCCAATGGCATAACGAATAGCGGCGACAACATCAACGCCGTGCTCGAGCCGATTTATGGCTCAACCGCTAACACGGTCACCGAAGGCAATGATGCCCGGTTGAGCGATGCGCGCATTCCCACCGGTCCGGCTGGTGGCCAGCTTTCCGGCACGTATCCGAACCCCACCGTTGTCGATGGGGCTGATGGGACCGCCATTCATGACAATATCTCTGGTGAGATTGCAGCTATCGCGACCAAGGCTACGCCCGTGGCGGCTGATCTTCTCATCATCGAAGACAGCGCAGCCGGCAACGCAAAGAAGGCCATCACGGTCGGCTCTTTGCCTGGTGGCGGTGGTGGCATCACGGAGCCGCAGCACAAAGCGCTTCGAGACCTCATCCATTTCATCGACGATGGTCCGGCTGACGGGTTCCCAAGCGGAGCGGTTAAGGACGTAACTTACAGCGGAGCTTTCCCCACCGGGGTCGATTGGTGGGAAGACGCCACGCGCACGCAACGTATTGTTGACCTGGCCATCACGTACAGCGGCGCTTTCCCCACTTCGGAGCAGTGGCGCATGTATGACACTGATGGCGTGACTGTGTTGGTGACGCTGACGGATGCCATAACGTATGCCGGCGCTTTCGAGACCTCCCGAACCAGGACGTGGGTGTGATGAGTCGCGGTCCCGCTAGCGTGCTGGTCGATGCCGATGGGAACGTGGTTGGCGTTGTGCAAGATGGCGAAGTCTATCGCGTTCAAGTGCAAGCGACCGTGGCGAGCTCGGACGGTGCAACCGCTGAAGTCAACACGGATGGAAGCCGGCAAGCGCTGGCCATCGCTCAACCTGAGCTTGTGGCTATAGCCTACCGAATAGAAGCACAAATGGATGAGCTTTTGCGCCACATGCGCAGCATCACCGGAGAGGAAGACCCGTTATGAGTACATTGCTGAAAGACGGCACTGGCGGCGGGTTTCTCGCCAAAGTGACCGCCAACAATCGCTTGGCCAGCGAGGCCATCGTCATTACCGGCGAAGACGACTCTATCCGCGTTGGCGATGGGTGGCAGATATCAAGCAAGCCGGTTTCGTTTACCAGCTCGACCGCTTCAGCCATCCTCTACATCAAAAATGGCGACTCCAGAAACTTCGTGCTTGACCGGGCGGTGCTCGTTTTGGGAACGGCCACCGGTGGTTCTGGCGATTGGACATTTCGCGTCATGCGCAACCCTGAAGAGACTGGAACGATTGTTACCAATGCCTTGACGGCTGGGATTAGCAATTCAAATCACGGCTCAAGCAAACAGCCGAGCGGCCTTCTCTATCGCGGTGTTCAGGGGGATACGGTAGACCTGGCTGGCATTGCGGGTGGTGCTCCCTTGCCAATCCAGCAAGCATCGAATCGAACGATTTTTCCGCTTGGTAGGCAACTGCCTACAGGCACCAGCATAGCGTTTGAGCTTACGCCACCGGCAGGCACAACGGCCGCGACAGCCGTCTTGGTCACGCATTGGTACTATGACGTTGCGGGGCTTTAGGAGTTAATCATGGCAAAAATACAAGACGCTACCGGCAACGGCTTTGAAGCCGGGGTGGATTCAACCAACCGGCTATTGGTTGAAGCCGTCAACTTGGTTGTCCGTGAAGAGGCGGTTTTGCTTGGCGCATCTTTTGAGCTTGGCACGCTTCAGACGCTTACGGTTGACACTGAACTAGGCTTGATCTTCGTTAAGAACAATGGCGACCGAACCATCATCATCGACCGTTTCGAGTTTAGCGGAACGGCTTCAACCGGTGGTGCAGGCTCCACGATGCTCTTGACGCTTTACAAAGGTGCGGCGTTGACTAATGGAACAGCGAGTGCAGCGGTAAACGCCAATTTTGCCTCAGCTTTGACGCTTGACGCCGACATTGAAACCGGCAACGGCTCGACCAGCACGGTGAGCGGTGGGACGGCGTTTGGCTCCAGCTATATCGCCTTTGAAGGTGAAAGCACTTTCGACGGGCCGTGGGCTTTGCCGCGTGGCTCGCAAATTGTCATGGCTGCAACGCCACCTTCCGGTAATACCTCGATGGGCTTCACGGTGCGAATCTTGACGCACTTGCAGCGTTCTGAATGAGCCTAAAAACGACCATCAAGGACGGCAAAGGCACCGGCCGCACGGCATCTGTGACGGATGCCAATGCTTTGCTCGTTTCGGTCTTGCCGCAAACATCCAAGGGCATACCACCGGATGATTTGGCGTCGTTGCGGCAGCTTCGGGAGTTTTTTGTTGATAGCGTGGGCAGCGAGGACCAGCGCGTTGATGGGTCTGTTTCGGCCGTCGAGTTCTCTGTGAGTGCACAGCTTGGCATTACGCGCTGGGTGACCGGCTTTCGGTTGATTATTCAAGGCCAGAATACCGATATGGGAAGCAATGACTTTCGGCGGTATTCTGCCACATCGGGCGGCTTGACTAACGGTGTGGAGATTGAAGCCGTTCAAAGCGGTGTGACGACGGTTATCACAGGAGCCGGAGCAGTAACCGATATGGGGCAGTACCTGCGCTATGCTGATGACTTCCTAAACATCATCTCGGCTATATCAGCTAACGTTGATTATCTGCACTTCGATTTCAGCTTTGACCAGCCGGTTGTTTTGACCGAGGGCACAAGCGATAGGCTAGTCATCCGCATCAATGACGATTTGACGGCTGCGTATACCACCCCTTCAACCGATACCGCACAATTCGCCGTCGCTCGAGGCTATCAGGAGAGCGTGTGACGACCATTTATCGACCGGTAGAAAGAAACGCGCCCTACGCTACAGGCGCCGATGGCGAACGCGCTGAGTTCTGGGGCTTCCTTTACGGGGTGCCAGGACAAGGAACATACAGCTTCGACGAACGGCTAGACGAAGACATCAAGCTAAATGGTGGTTTCCATTGGTGCCGGGGTGCCGAAATAGGTGACACGGTGAGCTTTTCAATCATCGACAAAAGCCAGCCACAGGAAGTGGTTTTGGCCGAATATGTCCAAGAGATGCCGCTTGCGCCTTGGGACCATCAAGCCGACCTTACCGCGCCAACCGTGGCCAGCCTTCCGGCCGGAGTGTTCCTGCGGCTCACGGTAAAACATGCGGCAGATACCCCAATGGTTTTGGGGGTGACTTATAAGTGCTTCGTTCAATGATTGACCTTGCACGGGTTTGGTGAGTAGATTATGGCAATGGAAAACCGCAAAACATTGGCTTTCGATATGCTCGCGCGTTTCGCGCCTGAGTCTTACGATTCAGCGGAGAACACGGTGGACCTTATTTGGTCAACTGGTGCGCGCGGATTGCGAAACTCTTGGACTCGAGGCGACTACTATGAATCGCTGAGCATGGAACCGGGAGCAGTGCGGCTTGAACGGCTGAACCGTGGCGCACCTTTGCTTGAAGCGCACGACGGCGGAAGCAACGCAAGCGTCATCGGAGTTGTCATTGAGGGCAGCGCGCGCATCGAAGAGGGCACCGGGCGTGCCACTGTGCGGCTAAGCACGGCTCCAAGCGCAGCCGATACGGTCCACAAGATTCGCGAAGGTGTTCTGAAGAACGTATCGGTGGGATATCTGGTTCACCAATATGAGATTGAGCAGCGCGACGATGGGCCAGATGAATACATGGCCATTGATTGGGAGCCATATGAGGTTTCAATCGTACCTATGCCGTTTGATGCTGCGGCGCAGGTACGAAACTTTGAAAGCATCACACCGGAAAAGCCGGAAACATCAACCAAAGAGCGGAGGTTAGGCTCAATGAAAGAGCAGCAAGAGCACAACGCTGAACCGGCCGAAACGGTGAACGTTGTTGATATTGAAAAGCGGGCAGCGGTGCGCGAGCGGTCGCGTATCGCGAACATCCGAGCGGCAGCGGCCAAGCTTAACATCGAGGGCGAATCCGTTGAGAAGCTGATTGCCGATGGTGCCAGCGAAGACGCAGCGCGGGCGGCGTTGATTGACCTCCATGTCGAGGCTAATGAGCGCAATGAGCCGGAGACCAGCCAGCACATCAGCGGCGGTGGGCTTGACGAGCTCGACCACCGCGTTGGAGGCATCGCGGATGCGCTCTTGCATCGCTGCAAGCCTGGCAAATTTGAGCTTTCTGAGCGGGGCAAGGCATACCGCTACAGCTCGCTGATGGACATCGCCACGATGGCGGCGGAAGCCAGCGGCCAGCGCACGGCCGGATTGAGCAAGCAAGAAATTGTGGCTCGAGCTCTGAAGACCCGTGGCGCCTTTGCCACGACCGACTTCGCTGACCTGATGGTCTCCACGGCTCGCCGCATTTTGCGTCAAGCGTATGTGGAAGCCCCGGCAAACTATCAGATGCTTGCCGGCCGTCGCGTCTCGCCTGACTTCAAGGCAACCCGCGAGCTCATCTTTGGCGGCATGGGCCAGCCGCAAGAGATTCGAGAGGGTGGTGAGTTCCGCCACGCCACCGAGACCGTTGAGGGGGCTGAGTGGTCGCTTTCGACTTACGGCCAAAAGATGAACCTGACTTGGCAAGCCATCATCAATGACGACCTTGAAGCCTTTGCGCGCAAGACCGCGCAATTCGGCGCGGCGGCTCGACGGCTTGAGAATTCGCTTTTTTATGATCTGCTTTTGAGCAATCCGGTTGCCTACGATGGCGCGCCCATGTTCAGCGCAGCTCGCGGAAACGTCCTGAGCTCGACCACCACGCCGGCAGCGGCAGATCCGAGCAAAGACCAGTATGGCTTCATGCGTTCGATTCTTGGCCGACAGACCGGCCTTGATGCGAACGAAGACCTTGAGCTTGAGCCCCGATATGTGGTGTGTGGTTTCGACCAGGCCACCAACGTCGAAAGCCTCACGCTTCAGACGGTGCCGGATACGGTCCAGAATGCCATCCCCGGCGCCTTCCGGAGCTATATGCCAGTGGTGAGCGCGCGTATCGACCGGACCGATGGAGACGTGTACTTCTTCGCCGCTGACCCCATGCAGATTGAGTCTTTCATCTATGCCCACCTTCAGGGCATGGAGAATGGGCCAATCGTCGAAGAGATGGACAGCTGGAACACGCTGGGCGTCGAGTGGCGTTCTTACAATTGCTTTGCAGTGGCGTGCATCGACTTCCGTGGCTGGGTCATCAATGACCAGAACTCGACCATCGTACCTTAAGGAGCGACAAACATGAGCACCAACCAAGTACAGAAAGGCGAAGTCATTGAAGTGACGGCGCCGTATGCGCTGACCGGCAACGATGGTTGCCTTGTGGGGGTCTGCCTTTTTGGCGTGGCCGTCACCGATGCGGCCATTGCAACCCAGGTGAGCTTGTGCGTCACCGGTGTCTTCGACATCGCTAAGCAAGCGGCACTTGCCATCAATGCCGGAGATCCCATCTACTGGGATGACGCGGCTCGCGAGTGCGACACCACCAACACCAACCTTCTGGTCGGTGTGGCGATTGCGGATGCGGCGGGAGCCGACACCACCGTGCGCGTTCGCCTCTACGGCGCTGGCCATCCGTAAAGGCTGACCAGTGACCTGGGTTGACACCGTAACGCCGGAAAACGGCATCGCTGATTGCGTGTATCGTGCAACGCGCGACACCTTTGGCGATGCTGTGAGCTACACCCCGTGTAGCACCGGCGTTGCGGAGTCAATCCAAGCCGTCTTCTTTGAATTGCCGGTTGATGAGCAGCTTGAAGCGCTTGGCGTTGAGCAATCGGCCAGCGGGCCGATGTTGCGGATTCGCGGTGGAGACCTCACGGTTGAACCGCAACGCGGCGACCGCGTTGAGCTTCGCGGAAAGCGTTTTGAAGTGGTGGAGGCTGAAGACGATAACCGTGGCGGCTTCAAGGCCATACTTCTCTTGGTGAGCTGATGAGTCTTTACGTGTGGGAGACTCGGCAGCAAATTGTCAAGCGGCTGCAAGGCTTGCCGGCTATCGCTGGAAAGCTCGCGCTTGGCGCTGGCTCGGTGTTCGACTCCCGGCCAGACAATGACCCACTGGCTGACGAAGAGCTTCCGGCCATCGTGGTGGATACGCCACAAGACACTTGGCAACCCAAGAGCATTCAGGTGCCGACTTACGAAGGCAAGACCAATGTGGTGATTGAGCTTCACCTAGCAGAGACCGGAACCATAAGCCGGCCGCAGGTGGCCAAGCTCCGCGATGAGCTCACTGATGCGATAGCTGAAGCCGTCATTGGTGACTGTGACATATGGGATGAATACGAAAAACCCGATACTGTCACCATCAGCCGGACGATGAGCATTCAAGGCTCAATGCGAGCTGGCTCGCAAATAGTCTTTACGCTCACCACGACGCAAGAGATACAGTTGGATTATGGTACGCCGACGCCACTTGATGGCATCGATGCGACCGTTGAGCTAATAGACCCACCACAGGGCGACGCACCAAACATTCAAGCCAATTGGGATGTATAGCGATGGCGAAAGATAAGATTTATGTAATACCGGTTGCGGGCCTGGCGGTGGTCAAGCCAGGCAACCGCGCCATGGCTGACCGGATGATACGGCCCGAAGGCGAATACGTTCCAGCGGTGAGCTATTACCTGCGAGCCGTGCGCGATGGCGCGCTCAAGATTGGCGAGCCACCGAAGCCAAAGCCGAAGGCCAAGCCGGCTTCAAAGCCGAAGGCCGAAAAGCCAAAAGCCGAAAAACTCCCAGCATCCAAGACGGCCAAAAGCAAGGCCAAAAGCTCAAGCAAAAAGAGCGAATCAAAAACTACCAGCCCGAAGGAATAACCCATGGCGCTTGACCCTAGTTTCAAAACTCCCGGCTGGTATGCACAGGTTGACGCCAGCCAGAACATCAGCTCGGCCACCGGTGAGCCCCGGCTTATCTTCGGCCAGAAGACGGCGGCCGGTGCTGCAACCGCAGACACCCCGGTGCTGGTGACGAGCGAGAGCTCGGCCATCACGCTATTTGGCCAGGGCTCGCAAGCGCATTTGATGTGCAAGCGAGCACTCGCGAACAATCGCACCATCCCGCTTTACGTCATCCCGCTCGACGATGACGGTGGAGCGACTCAGGCTACCGGAACCATCACGGTGAGCGTGACCACAGCGGAGGCCGGCACCATCGCTCTGTATGTGGCCGGCCAGAAGGTGAGCGTTGCGGTTGCCGATGGCGATGCAGATACCGCCATCGCGAGCGCGATTGAATCGGCCATCAATGCCAACAATGACCTTCCCCTAACGGCTTCGGCTGCGCTTGCGGTGGTCACCCTGACTGCGAAGAACGCTGGCACGGTTGGCAATGAGCTCGACCTTCGCCAAAACTACTTCGGGCTCGCCGGTGGAGAATCCACCCCGGTTGGCGTATCGCTCGCCATCGTGGCCATGGCTGGCGGGGCAACGGACCCAAGCCTGACCAATGCCATCGCATCGATGGGCGACACGGGCTATGATTACATTGCGTTTCCGTACACCAGCGCAACCGAGCTCAACGCGATCGGCGCGGAGCTTGACGACACGGATTCGGGCCGGTGGGGCAAACTGCGCCAGGTATACGGTCACGCTTTCGCGTGCAAGGTTGACAGCCTGGCCAACCTGACGACCTTCGGAGCTACGCGCAACGACCAGCACGTCAGCGTGCTTGGCTTGGCTTCATGCCCGTCGCCATCCTTTGAGGTTGCAGCGGCTCTGATGAGCGTAGCGGCTGGCTCGCTTTCGGCGCGTCCCGCCAACCCCATCAGCAAAGCGGCGTTCGCTGGCATCCTTGGACCGTCGCAAACGGACCGATTCACGGCCACGGAGCGCAATACGCTCTTGAACAATGGCCTTGCTTCGGCGCTGGTAAGCACCACTGGTCAAGTCTCGGTTGACCTATGCGCGACTACCTATCAGCAGGACGCGCTTGGCAACGATGATGACGCTTACTTCCAGGTTCAGACCCTTGCCACCAACCAAGCGCTTCTTCGGGTGTGGAAGCAGCGCAGTGCCAAGTATGCTGAATTTAGCTTGGTGAGCGATGACAAGCGGCTTCGCGCGGGTGTGTCCAAGGTCACAACCGCCAAGAAGGTGGTTGGCGATGTGCTCATCGGTGGCTATCGCGAAGGCATCCGAAACGGCTGGGTGGAAGATATGGACGGATTCGTTGAGCGGCTCAACTGGTCGCTTCAAGGCTCGCGTATCGTGGTGAGCGAGCTCCCAGCCGACCTGGCCAACCCACTGAGGCAATGGGATGTGACCCTTGCCTTCCAACTCGACTTCTCATAGGAGCTTAGACAATGGCTGTGAAACTTGCAGGGACCCTGAGCTTCGACCTTAACGGCCGAATCGCGAGCATCGGCGCAAGCTGCACGGTGCAGGCTCAACGCGCCGTCAACGAGGGCAAAGTGGGCCAAAGCGGTCGCGGTGGCTTCATTGAGCGGCCTTCTATCCCGTTTATCGAAGCAGAGCTTCTGACCGATGATGTTGAGATGGAAGACTATCTGGCCG